AGATCGCCACTTCACCGGCAGCGAGCGCTTGCAAGCGATAGCGGCGGTCGGCAATGACCAGGGCGATGGCGTGGGAACGGTCACCGCCGATGAAGGTGACGATCCCTTCGGCGCCGGCCAGCGGATGGCTGGTGAAACCGTAGGGTTCGAAGTGTTCGAGGTCGTCGTTGACTTCGCCGGCGGTAAGGCGCATTTGCAGCGATTGCAGTTTCGAAGCCGAATTGGCGAGCACGACAGTGCCGCGCGCCAGCAGGCGTGTCAGTAGGCTCATTCTTGGTTCTCGTAAGAAACGGGCCGAGGTCAAAAGATCGCAGCCTTCGGCAGCTCCTACATAAGATCGGCGTACACCTGTAGGAGCTGCCGAAGGCTGCGATCTTTTCCGGGCCTATGAGGATGTTTTTGGAGGTGTGGGATTGGCATCAAAGGTATGCGGCGGCGCCACTTGCAACGTGGTTACCGAACCCTGCGCCGACAACGAATAAGTGACTTTGGAGATCAGCATGTCGCCATCGAAATCAAGCACCGGATCCTTGACCTTCACCAGCGTGTTGTGGCGCCACAAATCACCATTGCTCTGCCGCCAGCCGTGCACCTGATAGGTGGTGGTCTGCGCACGGCCCATGCGGGTGGCGCTTTCCCATTGGGCACGCTGCTGCGCCAACTCAAAGGTCAGTTGCGTGCCTTCATTGATCACCGTGGTGCGGCGGCGTTTGAAGCTCAGATCCGCCGCCGTTGATTCGACTTCGCTGACCGCCGCGCCGCTTTTCGCATCCGAGCCTTTCTGCTGGCCGATCACCCGGTACTCGGAGAACACCTGGCTGAAATCCATTGGCGCATTGGCCGAGAGGATGTTCTTGCCCAGCTCCAGCGCATCGCTGGCGCGCCCGCCGCTACCGGGTTTGGCCAACACCAACTGGCCCAGCTCGTTGTCGGTAGAAAACACCCGCAGCAGCGACAGCAGCCGGTCGATCGACTGAAACACCGTTTCACCCGGCACGATGGTGTGTTTGGTCAGGCGAGTGGTTTCGCTGATTTCATTGACGACCCACAGTCCATATTCGCTCGCCAGATCGCGGACGATGCTCAGCAAGGGTTGTTGCTGCCATTGGCTGGGCAGGTTGCGCGCGGCGCAATCGACCAGATCCTGGGTTTTAGAACTGCCTTCGATGGTCAGACTGATCTGCCGCCCGTCATAACGGATCGGCGCCTTGAACACGTAGCCCGTGAGCACCAGATCTTTGCCGATTTTTACTTCGCAGGGGTCGCCCGGTTTGATTCTTTGATCCACGGTCTGTCCCGGCCATTGCCAGGTAATGTCGAGTTTGAAGGTGCGGAACTGACGCTCCAGATCGGCAGTGATTTCGACGCTTTTCCAGCCGCCGTATTCCATGTCGTTGACCGTCAGCGTGACGTGATTGTCCATCTCGTTCATGGCGTCACTCCCGCGAGACTTTCACATCGTTGGGCGAGAAACCCGGATGGGTAATCGCGTTACGCTGAGTCACTTCTTCGACTCGCGTGGCGTCGCCGAACTGCTTGTAGGCCACGACCACTGCCGGAAAGCTTTCCTGAAACGATTTGCTGACTTGCCGCACGCCGGAGGACGCCACCGCTTTGAGATGAGCCACCAGCGCTTCCTTGACATCATTGATTGCCTGGAAGTGCGCAGGTCCGGCTTTCGCCAGCATCGGGTCGATGGCGGCAGTCACCGCTGCGCGCAGGGCTTGCATGTCATCGCTGACGGGGACTTCCTGACGGCTGACCGGCGACGTCGACTGTTGAGCCACCGACGGTGTCGACGCCAGCTTCACCGGCGTGGTCGCCACCGGCATCGACGCGACCCACTGCGCGACTTTGACCAGCATCGTGTCCTGCACCAGATCGGCCATCGCTTGCGCTGCGGCGTTGGTGTCCTTGCCGGTGGTGATCTTCGGCGCATCGGCCTTGCGAATCGCTTCGAGTTGCTGCGACACGTCGGCAATCACGCCCCGGTAGCCTTCCTTGGCGAACGCTTTCAGCTCCTTGATATCGCCAAGCAAACCCTTGAATTCTGCCGCCACTTCCTTGGGCAGCTCCTTCACCGCTTTGACCAGCTCGGTGATCTGCCGGTACTGCTCGATCAACGGTTTCAGTTGTTCCTTGATCACCTCGTAAACGCCGGTAAGGCTGTTGCGCAGGTTGGTGATGCCGATCCGCGCAGCCTTGATCAACGTCATCGCCTGCTCAAAACGCGCCACCGCCGAACCCAGCAGCCCGTCGGCTTTGGCCAGCAGCACTTTCTGCGTGCTCACCGTGGCTGTCGGAAACGGCAGCGGCTGATCGGGATAGAACTTCAATGCGAACGTCACCAGCCCACCGTCCTGGCGGGTGTGGGTCATGTCGCATTCGCCGACCTTGACTTGCAGGCGTCCGAGCCACGGATGCACCAGCTCGCCACGGCCCTGCTCCAGCGCCTTGAGCAACTTGTCGCGCTGCTCCAGGCAATCGGGGCCGATGATGAACGCCGTCAGATCGTGGGTCTTGGCCTGCTGGCCGAGGTCCTCGAAAAACGGCAGGTCGCGCTGCGGGTATTCATGCAACTGCCCTTTGCGACCGACCGGGGTTTTCGCCTGGTCGATCCAGAAGCCGACACCGCGAAAGGATGCCGGCAACAAACGGTCACGCCAGTTCATTGGGAACCTCCCATCGACAGTGAGCGATAGCCGATGCGCGAAGACACGGCCAGGCCCGGTTGATTGCTTTGCGGTTGTTCGGTGCGCAGGCCTGCCGGCGCATTTTCGAAGCGCACGGTCAGGCCGCCTTCGAGTTGCGTGCGGTTGTTGGCGGCGCTCTGCTGGATCAGCGCGCTGGAGGTTTGCGGCAACGAGCCGCTCTGCAGTGTGCCATTGCCCGTAGACGCCGGGCTGGCACCGAAGAACGCCGGCGCCAGCTCACCCTTGCCTTCGGCATTGGTCTGGCGTTGCGCTTGGGTCAGCGTTTCGACCTTGCCGGTGACCTTGGCGATCAATCCGGCAAAACCGCCGTCGAACAATTCCTTGATCGGCGCGATGACGGTTTGCAGCTTTTGCCACAACTCGCCGAACCACTCGGTGATCGGCCCCCAACTCTCGATGATCTGCTCCAGAGGCTTCCATTCGAACAGGCTGTGGAGAAAATCCACGACCGGCGCGGACAGTGCCAATACAACGCCCCAGATCGCCGAAAAGACCTCCCCGATCGGTTGCCAATACTGGGCAATCTGCTCCAGCGGTGACCATTCGAACAGGCCGGTGAAAAAGCCTCTGACCCGCTGCACAGACGTTTGCAGCGCCATCCAGATCGGTTCGAAGAACCCGACAATCCCGCCCCAGGCGCTGGTGAGCATTTCCATCGGGAAAAAATCGAACAGCGTCCGCAGGATATCCCGGGTGCTTTGGACGGCCGATCGCAGCGTCGTGAACATCGGTTCGAAGAACGTCACGACACCACCCCACGCATCGGTAATCATCTGCATCGGCGAGAAATCGAACAGGTTTCTGAGAAACGCCATCACCGGCACACTCAAGGCCTCGAGCAATTCCCAGATCGCCGAGAACAGGCCGGTCAGCGGCCCCCAGTTGTTCATGATCATTCCGGCCGGGGACCAGGAAAACACCGATTGCAAAAAGTCAGTCACCGGCGCGGTGACTGCTTTGACTTTGTCCCAGACGCCGGAGAAAAATCCCGTGACCGGTTCCCACAACGCCGCCAGGGCCGCCAGCGGTCGCCAGTCGAGTATCGAGCGCAACGTCGCCATCGCACTCGCCCCGGCGTTTTTCACGCTTTCCCACATCCCTGTGAAGAACGCGCTGATCGGTGTCCAGTTGGCTACGATCAGACCGGCGGCCACGGCAATGCCCATGGCGATCAGCATGATCGGGTTGGTCTTGAGCACCATGCTCATGACGTCCATCACCTGGGTCATACCGGTGACGGCGGTTTGCATGGCGGAGAAGGCAATGGCCCCCGCCGCCAGGCCTTCGACCAGTTGCGGATTGTCGGCGAGCAGGCTGCCGACCTGAGTCAGCACCGGCTCCAGGCCAACCACCAGCGCCCCGACGGCTGGCACCAGCGCGGCGTCGACCGAGGCCGAAACCTTTTCCATCGACGCACTGAACACGTTCATGTTCTGCGTCGCGATTTTCGGCGCGGCGGGCAGATCGACGGTTTTCGCCGTGTCACTGACCTCGCTCAGTTTGCCCTGAAACGCCGCTGCCGATTTGATCCCTTCCACAAACGGCGTGATGACACTGCCGCCCTTGAACAGACCACTGATGTCCAGTTTGCCGAGGCCGGTCTGCTCAAGATTGTTTTTGAAACTCTCGACCTTCACGCGCAGGGCGCCCAGTTTGGGCGAGAGTTCATCGATGCCGGTGATCAGCACCGGTTTCGGGGTTTTCTTCTCTTCGTCTGCCATCACTGCACCTGCTGCATCGCGTTGATCCGTTGCGCGTGCTCCAG